ATGCTTGGAGAAAATGGAACTGAAAGGAACAGAGGTGGGAAAAGATATATAAATCCTACCCACCTCGCGATCCTTACAAGGCTCGACAAGATTAGTTTTATCTTTTTTATACTTACAACCATGAAAACAAACGAAATTATATCACAAATTGCTAGTCTAGAACTAGATATTGCAAACCTTGATAAGCCTGAATTCAGAGAACTCCACGGACTCTCTGAGGAGGATGTAAAAAACATCAAGGAAGAATTAACTAAGCAAGTTGCAGAAAATAAAGCTGCAGCTGAAGAAAAGATCAACTTTGTCCTTGGACAAAGAAGAAAAAAGCAAGGTTATATTGCAGCAAATAATGAGGAAATCGCAACTCTTCTGAAGAGCAACGACTCCCATCAAGCCGAAATCAGAAAGCTAGATGCTTATCTGATGTATATTCTCTCGGCTCTAGGATCAGATTCCAAGCATAAAGTATCAGTCCAAAACGGCGTGATCTACCTAGGGACTAAGAGAGCAAAAACCGTAATTGATGAGGACAAACTTCCTCACGAGATGTTCAGACTTAAGAACTTTGCTCTTACTCTAGACCCTGTTGCAGATCAGGAGAAGCTCAAGGGAATTGTAAGCGAGAATATCACAGCTTCCGTGGTGATCAATGTTGCTTCCCTCTCACAAGAAGAGGAGAAAAAGCTGATTGAAGCTGGAGTATCTGAAGAAATTCTTGCGGACAAAAAGGAAAAAAGGACTCAAGAAGAGATCAAGGAGCGATATAACTCCCTAGAAGACAAGAAAGAAAAAGAAAGGTATAAGGGAGTTATCACAGTTATTGATAACGAAAAGGAGCTGAAGATTAACTAGTTTTATCTAACTTTATATCATGAACGCTAAATCAATCAACGCCCTAGTGACCAGTATCTTTCTGCTGGTCTTTGGGTTTGCTGTTCTGGTAGGTCAGAATATAAAACCAGAACAAAAATCTGACTCCCAAGAGCTGGTAAACTCAGGTTATATAACCCTGAATAGTTGAGAAACATTCACTATTGAGGAGGAGCCGAGTATTTGGCACTCTGGGTTTTTATCTGGAGACTATAGACAAGAGATAGTCCAAGAAGCCTACCAGCTCGGAGGATTGGACTTTGTCTCACTAATTGAGTGCGAGAATGGTCAGTGGCTTACTCGAGCTGTTGGAGATTATGGCAGAAGTCATTGACTTTGTATGCTGGACACTAGGCGACATAAAGAGCCGCTCTCTCCTGATTGGAACGACTGGCATAATCAGCTTACAGTCTGTTTTGAAAAATGGAAGTCTGGCACTAAGTTCTACTGACCTCGGAGACTGATCTGAGGGAAGAGATGTTGAGAAGCAGTGAAGAAGAGATTTTATTTTTTATAGATTTATAGTATGTCACATTTTACAGTTTTGGTTATCTGAGATAACCCGGAAAAACAATTAGCACCATTCCAAGAGAATAATATGGACGATTGTCCCAAAGAATATCTCAAATATTGTGTTTACGATAAAGATTGAAATAAGCACCGATTTGATACCGAAGAAGATTTTAAAAAATCATGAATTATTCCAGAAGATGAAGATTGAGGATACCGAAAGAATCCAAATGCAAAGTGGGATTGGTATCAACTATGAGGTAGACGAGGCGGAATTTTCTCACTAAAAAAAGATGTAGAATTTGATGAAAAAAATATGTGAGACTTCTCTTTCTTGACTCCAATTAGTGAAATTGAAAAATTAAAAAGAGAAAGGAAATGTTCTAAAGCAAGGAAATGAGATATAGATTTTGAATGAATGTATAAATCAAAATTAGAAAGAGAAATCTGATTCTATAAGCCATTATTTGACGCTTATAATAATCAGTTTCCAATTGTCCCACAAAAGTGGAAGGATTTAGTAGAACAACACAAGGAGAATATCCAGAATGCTAGAGATATCTATGGAGCTCAAGAAGAGGTAAAGGAGTTTTATAAAAAATGTGAAGAACTAAACATCAGTTTCCGAGATATCTCACTTGAAGATTTTGAGTGATTTACCTCAGTAGAAGAATATGTAAAAAGCATTTGTCCATGATTTTATACCTTTGCGGTTATAAAAGATGGAGTTCGATATGAGGAAGGAGAAATGGGACGACGATGAGCAGTATCTGACAGAAAATCTCCTAAAGATCGAGCATCAGAATTCAAAAAATTATTAGAAGAGCTTCCAGAAGATACCCTATTATCAGTATATGACTGCCATATTTAACTTTTATGATATTTATAGTATGCAAACCAAAACAACCGCTGAAATAAAGAAGTTCGGCTATGAAGTCTGAGAAGGGTATACACTCCTTATCAAACTGAGCGAAGAGCTCAAAAGGATAGACAAGATATATTGGATTGATATTTATCCTCCAAGACAGGATGAACAGCTAATCCAAGATGATTCCTACGAAAAATTCAGTTTTAAAGCTTTTGCTTTAAGGTCTTTGGATTTCAGAGGGATTAAATTCAAGATCGATGGAGAAGCTATGAAGAAGCTTGTAGACTTGAAGGCTCTTGGAATAGACAAGGTAGGTATTACTTTATCTGTAGTAGAATAAAAAATGGCAGGAGGAGATCATAATGTCAAGTATCCTGATCTGGTTCATTGGTATCGTGCTTACGAATGAGAGAAGTGCAAATATTCTGTATTCATCGGTCGTGTAATTAGATACTGATACCCTAAAGAGAAGGCTATAAGTCCAATTACCTTACTGAGGAATAACAACAAGACAGAAGTCAGAGAGAACGGGAGAATCTGCACGGTCTGTGGAATCTTTAAGCTCCGAGATGAGTTCGCTAGGACGAAAGCAACAACTACAGGAAGGACTTCTAACTGCAAGGCTTGTAGAAATGAGATGAAAAAATCTTACAGAGAAAAGAACTGATACGCTAAAGACAAAGAATACAAGCAAAGAACTAGAAAGCTGGAAATCTGAAGCTATATCGCATTCCTGAATCCAGTGTATATTGACTGAGCTCCTAGAGAGAATGTCCGAGAAGTAATTGGATACCAATTCAAAAAAGGGTATCAGCTGAAGAGTGTGCATACAGGAGCATGCAGAACCCTTGATACCAACGACAATCACAAAGTAAGCCAGAATTGTTTGCCTTATTATCGTGTGGATGCTCCAATTCAGCTCGTAGATAACAGCAAGCCAACATTGCTTGCACAAAAAAATATTCATGAACTATATTAAAGTCAGAGTTTTCTCCCTTTTTTAAGGGAGTCTGCCCCAGTAGACTAGTGGTTAAGTCAATGGTCTTCAAAACCATCTCGCCCTATATCCAATAGGGAGTCGCGGGTTCGAATCCCGTCTGGGGCTAAATTCTCAAGGAAGATCAAGGGAAAAAAAATAAAGAAATGACAACGGTCTCCACATAGGATAGATGAGTCCCTTGCTCGCTGGTTCGAGTCCAGCCTTCCTTGCTTTTAATGTTATGTATATATGATGAAAAAAATACTAGATGTCTGCTGTTGAGGTAGAACATTCCGATGGGATAAGGAGAATCCACTAGCTGAGTATATGGACATAAGAAGAGAAGAAGCCTGATTCATTCCTGCGAGACCTAACTTTGTTGTGGATCCAGACTTTGTGGCCGACTTCCGTGATATCCCAAGACCTGACAATTCTTATAAGCTCATAGTATTTGACCCCCCGCATTTAATTCATGCAGGGGAAAAATCTCGGCTTAGGGGTAAGTATGGTAAGCTTACCAAGGAGAGCTGGCCAGACGATCTGAAGCAGTGATTCAGAGAGTGTATGAGAGTGCTTGAGCCGTATGGAACTCTTGTATTCAAGTGGAACGAGAATCAAGTTAAGCTTCATGAAGTCCTCAGGACTATAGACTACACTCCACTCTTCTGAACGAGGAGCTGAAGGAATGGGGCTACAATATGGCTTGTGTTTATGAAGATTTAGATCAGTTTTATTTATTTTTTTTATTACACTATGGAAAAACTACTACAACTCCTCAATGAGTATATGAAATTAGGGTCATTTGAATTTATTAATTATGATGAAGAATATAATATGTTCCGCATAATACCTTGAATTTATCATAAAGAATTGTCGCCAGAAACGATAACTGGTAGAAGATTCTGATTCATCCAGTGGTTGATGGATCAGAACAAAATTGAATTCGATAGAGCGAGAGATAGGTCAGATTTCCCTTTATTGTATGCTGGATGATGAGAGCTTTATTCTGATGCAGAAGTGATAATAGCTACACTCTCAGTCGAAGATGATCCTATTGAATTTTTAGTTTCTATTTTAAAGTAGATATGAATGATGTAAAATACAGGGTTCGATTCAAACCAGATCAAAAGATGTTTGATGTTTGTTGACTTATTCGAACAGAGGCTCCAAAAGAACTAAGAGTATTCCCCAAAGCTTGAATCACCCTAGAAGGATGAGTGTTGAACCGTTCGCTCGAGAGTTGAGATATCGAACTTATGCAATCCACTGGAGTATACGATATAAACGGGAAAGAGATATATAGATGAGATATTATTGAATCTCAATGAGATATCCGAGAGGTTAGATATAATAGTGATATGGCTTCTTTTATAGCAGTCAGGAGTAAGGAGATCCAATCTGTAGATGATTGGATATCGTTAGAATTTGTATCAGAAGTGATTGGAAATATCTATGAGAATCCAGAGCTAATAAGTTTTTAATTTGTAGTTTATAAAAAACATGACCAGAGAAGAAAAAATAAAAGCTATCTATGAAGAGATAGCTAACAAAGAACTTACCTTTGGATGTAAGGCAAAACACACAACTAAAAGATGATTGATATACGATGTTATACTGGTCTGACAAATGATTTATTGAGAAAAGTATTTTGTTAGAAGTGATAGTCTATGATATGATGTAGAATGAGTCTACGAAAAAGATTGAACATTTGAAACCATTTGACACCCTATAATGCTAGGGGCAATCTTTGAATGGTATTCGTCTAAAAAGTGATTTATCAGTTCTCAATTTATTATGGAGCTGATTGAGAAATGGACTTGATATGATAGACCAATTGAAGAACAGTCAGACGAGTGCGTAAACTTTGTTTATTCTTTAATCAGAAAATAAGATGGATATTAGAAGAATTGTTTATAAATATGATTGTCCTAATTGCGACAATCCTATGCATAATTCAGCTATGCAGATAGGTGGAGAAGAGTGAGTTGTTGATGTAGTCTTTGTCCTGGGGAATGAATTTGAGTGCGAAAGGTGTGGTTGTAGGATTTATATTCCTGACGATATAGAGATTATTGATGAAGGTAGAGATGATTGGGAAGAAGATGACGATGAAAAAGAGGATGAAGATAACGAAGATGAAGATGATTAAATCAGACTTTTATTTCTTTTTTTAAAAAATTATGCAAGAACTAGAAAACCTCCTCAACTCTCTTATACAGAGAGGATGGAAGCCTTGGGGAGGAAAATCCAAAAAAATTATAATAAGGGCATCCAGGATTTTTGTGTATAACTCTAAATGATACATAAACCCAGAAGGAAAGCACATTAGGAGCATCGTAAGCCTAGAGAGTGGACTTTGGCAGTTTTGTGTTGAGCAAAATTTTTATAAGAAGACATGGAAAAGGCGATTGCCGTATGATGTCAGTACATTAGAAGTATGACCTGACTATTCATCTATTCATGACTATCAATACCGACTCCTAGAATCAGCACTGATTCCAGAGAAGGAGCTGGCACAGTTTTTAATTGATAATATTATTATAACATGAAGTTCAAAGTAGGAGATAAAGTGAGACTTACAAGAAAAGGAATAAAAGAAATATATGGGATTTGGACTGATCATAATCCTGTTTTAATTCAAGGATGAGTTATAGAAAAAATTGAGGATAATCTTCTTTCTATAGATTGAACTAAAAAACTGATCCATAAGGATCATTTTGAACCTATTCCAGAAGAACCTGAGTTTGAGGAGTGAGAAGAAATTGAGGTAAGTCATGATAAAAAAGAACGAAATAAAAGAATCTTTTTAATAAAGCTTGCAGATACATTTTATCCATATACTTGTGTGGCTGAGGGAGATGAGTGCTTTTATGGTACAGGAGAAAAGTATCGTACACAAACTTATAAATACGCCCGCAAACTCCGCCCCTCTCTTACTCGCAAAGAGATCGCTGAGAAATTCTGAGTGAGTGAAGATTTTGTTTTAGTAGATTAAAAACAGAATAAAAAATCTGATTTCTTTTAAATTTTTAAAGCCAGACTAGATCTGGTTTTTTCTTTTATTTCTTGTTTTATTATATCTTTTTCATTGAAAAAAGTATATTTTCTCTTGCAATTTATAAAAAAATCAGTATACATGATAATGTCATCAAGAAGTAAGGAGAGCCTCCAGTTGGCAATGACCCCGAAACTTATGAACGACCCGCCATTTACATTCTTATTTTCTATTTAACATGAGAACACTCGAGATCATTAAGACTACTTCAGCATGGAAAGCTGAATACAATAACCTAGATGCAACAACTGATCTAGGGATGGCAATCTACAATGTATTATTGCCATACAACAAGAAAGAGACGCTTGACGATAATCAGTCTTACATCTATGTATTAGAATGATTTTCCAATGACTACAAGTCTCCAAGACCTGTAGAAAAAGCTATCTGCTTGAATAATGCAGATGATGCAAAAATTCTTCCTCTTGTTGAGGAAGTTATAAAAAAAGAAAACAATAAATTAAATAAAGAAAAAATGGTTAGTGCTATCCAAGTTGGAGATACCATCATCTACAAAGGACAAAAAGTCCTCGTTGTAGAAAAGGGATGTCTCTCAGGTAAGGGACAGTTAGAGAACGGAGAGACAATCTCTCTTACTTTAGTTCCTAAATACATTGAATTCAATGACTAGATTCTTCATTAACTCTTACCAGAGGGAATGGAGACATAAAGTCTGAATCAATACCAGATACAACTCTACTCCAGAGGAGATAAGAGAAGCTCGCGACCTAAGGAGGCAGGGGTATTGCCTCCAAGACATAGCAGAGATGCTATGAAAAAAAATCTCTACTATTGGAAAACAGTGTAGAGATATAAAAGTCTGATATGCTCCTATAGGGAGCGTGAGACTTGGTTATTAGTTTTTTTATTTTTTATCATTATATAAATGAGAATAACAAGCCGTAGATTCAACGAAGCCTTGCGAGAGGCTAAGCAACTTTTGAATTCAATTGATCCTGAGCTAACTCAGGAGCTAAAAGAAGAAATCAGAAAAAAAATTATTCGTAAAATCACTTCAGTTCCTGACCAAGCAGATCACCTTGATCAGCTAACAATTAAGAATATTGTTTATTCATTACTTCTGAAGAAGTATTTGAATAAAGACAATAAATGATTACACAACAATCCTACTTTTAAGCCGAGATATTGGCTTAAGAGATGTGAGTTCATAAACTCACAAGAACAAAAAAACCTCTCATAAAGAGAGGTTCTAGAACGACCCGCCAAGGTACATTCCAACTTCTTTATATTGTTTTGTTTATTAAATGCAACTAAAAATATACAAGCTCACGGAGCTTGCAGAGTTGGAATGAATTCATTATCAGACCGCTCTTCAAAGAGCAAAGTCTGGAAAGTATGTAGCAGTGACCTTCTCTGCTTGGCAGAGAACGAAATCTGTAGAAATGACTCGCTATCTCAGCAAAGCTGATAGCGATATTATCTTGGCGGCTTTTAATCAGAAAGCCAAAAAAGATGCAACAGACAATAAAAAAATTCGCAAACCATCTCAGAAAAAGAGGTAGTTCAGAGCATACGATCTACGACTACTGTAGATCAATACAAAAAATTTTTACTGATTTAGGCAAAAGTTGGCTTAATGTAACAAGTTCTGAGATTGAAGACTTAGTCTTTAGTCGAACTTGTTCAATTGCAACAAAGCAAAAATATTTAGCTCAGATGAGATCATTTCTCAATTTTTGCTATGCAAAAGGATTCCATTCACTGAGCTGAGTTAGTATTTTTCTCCCAAAGGTGCATAAAAAAGAGGCTAATTACCTCACCGAAGAACAAATACATAAGCTTCTGTCCCATCCTATGGATAGGATGATTAAGGTTGCAATAAGGCTTATGCTCTCTACAGGTATGAGAGTTGCTGAGGCTCACTCAGTAACTAAAGATCAACTAAAAAATGCAGAGAAGGTCTGAGAGCTCTACCAGATTACCGTTCTTGGTAAAGGTAGAAAACTGAGGTCAGTCTTTATTCCTGAGGGAGTTATGGCTGAGTGTCTCGCTTATGCTGGATCTCATAAGGAGAAGATTTTTGAGATCCCTGTATGGCACCTTGTGATCTGAATAAGTAAAATCAGTAAAGAACTCTGATTCCATTTTAGTTCACATACACTGAGACATACATTCTTAACTATGCTTGTTAAGAATAAGGCTGACATATATAAAGTCCAGAAGCTCGCTGGACACAGCAATATTGCTATCACAAGTAGGTATCTGCATACAACAGACTATGATTTATCAGAGACAGCTAGTCTCGTAAAAAATCTTGCATTCCCATAGGATATCACTACAATTCCTGTTGTACAGGTACAGCCCTCTCGACTGAGAGGGCTTTTTTTATTCCTTGACTTTATTTCAAAAATAGATAAAAAAAGATCATTTATTTCATAATTCATAAAAATGAATTATTGGACTCTCCTCTGATTACTGTTTTTATGATTAATACTTGTAGCAATTCCCGATAGTGTTTCGATTTCTTATTTCTTTCTTTGTGTTGTCCTTTGATCTGTTACCTATCTACGATATACAAACCGCAAGGAACTTAAAAAAAAGACTGGATTTCTGCAAACAAGTCTAAAAATTCTGACTTTTTTCTTCTTTTTTGTCTTGCTTTTAACTTCTTTGACAATTCCTGAAACAAAAAGGAATATATCAACAAAAGAAAAAATCGCACCACAAGAAAAAATCGCACCACAAGAAAAAACTTCAGAACTATTACCTCAAGAAGACTCTAGTATAACATCATCTCAAGCTCCAGAAGTCCAAAAATTACAATTTGATAAAAATACTACTAGAGTACAAAAGCAATCTACAGAGTCTATCGAGCAAAAACCTATAGAAACTTCAGTTTTTGAGACCTATTCTTTAATAAAAGTCGTTGACTGAGACACTATCACAATTAAAGATAATAATTGAAAAAAGATAAAAGTCAGAATGATCTGACTTGATACTCCTGAGAGTAGTCCTACGAGATATGGTTATATCGAGTGCTACTGAGTAGAAGCATCTCAACATCTTAAATCCCTTTTGCAAGGTGCAAATCAAATACAATTAGAAACAGATCAAAGTCAAACCGCTACAGACAAATACGGAAGATTGCTTTGATATGTTCGATATAATGGCATAAACCTCAATCAAAAAATGATCGAAGATGGATATGGATTTGAATACACCTACAATCTCCCATACAAATATCAATCAGAGTTCAAGTCTGCTCAAAAAACAGCTTCAGAAAAAAGGTTGTGACTTTGGGCTGATTCAGCTTGTAAAGGAGAGAGAAAAGCACTTGAATCACAAAAAAGCATATCTGTTAAGCAAATTGTAGCTCCTCAAAAACAATCTAATTATTCCCAAAAGATTTATCATACTTGAAAAAGAGGTGGTTGTTATTATTACAATGATCAATGAAAAAAAGAATATGTTAATCATTCTTTTTGTAAGTAGTTTTTAGTTTTCTAGCCCATAAATAATGCACGATAAATATGTAGCTCCAGAATATAAATTAAGTGCTTTTCATTGCCCTTATTGTAATGTTTTTGCACAACAAATATGGTGAAATCTACGATATAACAGAAATTGAGAGGAAACCTTTTTATCTGATTGGAAGGCCTCAAAATGTGATCACTGTTGAAATTTTTCGATGCGGGGAAATAATGAATTAATATATCCCACAGTATCCGTGATTACGATGCCTCATCTAGATATGCCTGATACAGTAAAGGAACTTTATAATGAAGCAAGAGATATTGCTTGAAAATCTCCTAGAGCAGCTGCTGCTCTACTAAGGTTAGCTTTGGAAAAACTTACGGAAGAGTTATGAGAAACAAACTGAAAGCTTAATACTAGGATAGGAAATCTAAAAAAGAAATGATTACCTGAAAAAGCAATACAAGCACTTGATATCGTAAGAATAACAGCAAATGAATGAGGTTCACATTTAGGTCAAATAGATCTTACAGGTTCAGATAATGCAGACCTTGTTAATCAACTTTTCTTTCTATTGAATTTTATTGTTGAACATGTTATCACAGTAAATAATCAGCTTGATGCAATGTATGCAGCTCTTCCAGAAGATAAGAAGAAAGGTATAGAAAATAGAGATAATCAATCATAATTAAAAAAGAGCTTTTTATAGCTCTTTTTCTTTTACTCAATCAGCGGAATCATGTCACACCTACAGTTTGGATGGAGAGGGCTACCAACAATATCTTCATAGTCGAGTTTCATTTTACCTCAATTATTCCCTAGCATTACGCTTCCTTTTTTGAAGAAATCTTCTTGCAGTCAGATTTTCTTTCCATGCATCTTTCCACAATATTCACATACTCTCTCATCAATCGCAGTCCACCATTGCTTAGACTGGACCACTCCTGATTGCTCTCGTGCAGATTGTTCTGCATAAGTTCCAAATCTGATTGCCTCCGTTCTCACGATCGTTTCTAGTCTTCTTCATTGTAAATCATCAAAGACTTTGAGCAGTTCTTGCTTGATTTCTTCAGGTTGCATATTTCCAGCAAGTCCCATTTCTACGACCTTTCCGATCTTTTCGTCAGTTAGAGCGTCAACATTTTTTGCGATGAGCTGGATTTTTTGCTTCAGCTCTTTTTTAATTTTATCCGTGTTAGGATTGAATTCAATATCTACATTCAGCTCACTCATTGCTCTTAGTCCTTCCTGCATCATAATCTCCTCAACTGTTGGACGAAGAAAAATATGATATAAAGTATAATACTTGAGTAAGAGCTGGTAATCGTATTTCTTGAATCCTTTTTTATGATCTTGATCAAACTTTTTTAATATATCTTTTTTTTGTTGATCAAAAATTTTCATAAATCAGACTTTTAGTCTTTTTTCATATTCTGTATTCTTTTTCTGTTTTTGGATCCATCTTTTTTGCATCCATTCTTCAGATCGCTTGATATTCTCCTTAACGATTGTCTGGAAGTCTACCGATTTCATACTGATTCAGATACTTTCTTTTTTGGCTTCTTGAGTTACTTCTGCTTCAGTTCAATCTACGAAGACATCTCCTCACTTGATGGGTTTATATCAGAGTTCTTGTCTGTATTCATTTCTTGTTATTCCACCAGCAAAATAGTGATTTCTGATTTCCTCTTCGTCTGTTGGTAGCACATTTACAAACTCAAAAATTCAGATTCCATTGAAGAGTTGATCATTGAATACACGAGCAATCTTTTTTGCTAATGGTTCAATACAGCGAGAAGCAAAAGTTTGATTAAAGGCCTTAACATTTCCAACATTTACCCCCTCTCCGATTCCGAGGATTGCTTTAGGCACTTTATAGATTGCAAGTATCTTGTCTCTATCCCAAGCCTGCTGAGCGACAAACTCCATCTCTTTAGGAGATGCTTGAAGATTAATTGGCTTAATTCCAAAAGGCAAAATTGCAAGCTTCCTAGTGTTTTCAGCTCCACTATGACGAGCTTCTCGAGACTCTCTGACCTTTTCTATTTGTTCTTTACTCATCGCCTGTTCGGTTGAGAGGATCATTCCTGGAGGAGTATCATTGTTGAGGATTGCATAATTTCGCTTCTCAATTTCTTTTTCTCCTCTGATGGTCATTGCGATTGCTTGAATCGGACTATATCCTCTTGTGATATAGGGATATCTTTGTGATGGATTAAACTCAGCAAAGACCATAACTTCTTCCGGTTGGAGGATGATTTGATTACTTCACTCTCGATAAATCCAATTTTTTAAGTATCAGTTACTATCTATTTGAGGGCTGATATTCCATGGCAAAAGCATACTCAAACCAAGCACTTTTCTGTTATTCATCACCTTCCAAACATAAGCAGTTCCCGTCATCTTCATAAAGATTGCAATATTTTGCAAAAGCTCAGGAGTGATAAAGTCTGAATATTCGTGCTTAATTTCCTTGTCTTGCTTATCTGCCAATCTCCAGTTTAGTCCTGAAAGACTATCAGCAATTGCAGTAATCGCTGCATACTGCCAACCCACAAAAAAGTTGACATACTCGTGGTCTTTGATAGTTTTATCACCATTAAAACCTCCAAAAAGAGATAAAAAACCTGACTCAGATTTTTTGAAAATATTTTTTATTCGAGTAAACATTCTTTTATATTGAGAGGGTAAAATCAGTATGAATTCCAAGCACTATGATAGCATGGAGAGTTGGTCAGCTTTCCGTTTCTACACTCTGAATATCACCACCAACAGCATCAATCTTTAATGCTAATCCACCTAAATCTGAACAATCAAATTTATCTAAGACCTGATCCAAGATATCACAGAGATTCAGTTCTGATTGTCTATTTCCAAGGGTTGTTGTTTCTTGGAATATGTTAATCTGAAAGTAATACTGTCTCTGATTATGGTTACTATCTAGACTTTGGCTTTCCACTCTATCAAAATTAAAAAAGATTGATGGGAATCCACCGAACTTTTTTGGGATTCCATCAAAAATTTCTGCGACTCATTCAATCTTTTGTAATTCTAAAAGAATTTTTGTTCTCAATTCGTTTATCATGAAAATCTATTATTGGCTAAAGTATCAATAATTTCTGAAAACCTCTTTTGGATCCTACTTTGAGAATTTTCCAGAGCTCTAGTAAAAAATGGATTGGCTTTTGTTCAAGGATGTCTGATTGATTTGACGGGATGTTTTGCACCTTTCCAAAAAAGTCCTTTTTTCTCCTTTGGTTTAATGAGATGAGCCTTAGTTCCCTCATGTACATAGAGAGCATAGGCGATGTTATTGTATACTATTGCATGATCTTCATTGACTTTACTTCTGATATATTTCCTGAGGATTCCTTTGTCTACAGGAGCTTCTTTTTTAGACTCTCACTCGAGGAGAATTGCAGATTCTCTAAGCCACTTTTCTCTTGCATTTTTTAGATCAATCTCTCCAAAAGTCTGTAATTTTTTTGCGATTTCTTCTGCTCCTACGATTTTAAGAGTTACATTCATTTTTCGAGAATTACTGTAGTTAAAGCTAGGTTTCCCCCTTTTCTTTGAGCTACTCCTTGCACAGAATATTCTTGATTTTCAATTACGATAGTATCAGATTCTCTTATATCTACCCAAGCCGTAATACTCAGCTTATATATTTTCCCAAACTTTCCTGCTTCAATCAGACGAGAATTCTCTCCAACTGCGGTCAGATAAGCAGGATGTGTAGCAATGGTTTGTTTCCCTCTTGCTACCTTTCCTTCATAGACAAGCCTTTTGACCTCAGCTTTGCAATTAAATAACATCTATAATCCTATATCTATCTAAAAGCACTTTTACAGCATTCGGTACTTCCTCGTTACTGTAAGTAATAGAATAATCACTGATTCTCTCAGACTGAATTCAGATTTTTTGTGTTGTTTTGAGTTTTACTAGATCAATTACTGCGAAGAAGATATCTTGAGGAATCTTTTCAGGAGTATCTAAGGAGTAGTCTTGGAAGGTATAAGAATTAACAAATGCAAAAGCTGACTGAACTAAAAGTTCAATCGTTGCTTTGTCTTGTTCGCCTCCCAAGACTGTAATACAATTTTGAATCAATTGCTCCTTATTCATCCTTAGTTTCTCCATCTTCAGAAGTTAAAGCTTTATTCTTTGCTTTTTTAACAGTCTTAGTTTCTCCATCTTCAGAAGTTTCCTCTTCTTCAATGGGTTTAACATATTCCTCTCCATAGCTTTCAGCAATTTCTTGTTCAAGTTCTACAATTTCTCCAGCCACTTTACCATCAATTCTTCCTTTAATTACTTCGTATTTCATGATATTTCTCATATTAAGAATAAAAAAGAAGGGAGAAATCAGACTTTTTTACCTCATTCTCCCCTAAAGATTAGGCGTGAGTCTTGATCACCGCAAATGCTTCATCAGCAAGTGAGATTCCACATACTCTAGCAGACCCCTTGATAGATTGAATATCGCTTGCCCAGTCATTAGCCTTAAACCCAACTTCAAAGCTAAGTCCTTTTCTGATTCCAAGAGCAAAGTGCTTCAACGCTCCAAATGCGATGAATGGAGTATTAACTGCGATAGATCCACTAGGCATCACATCAGTGAGTTTAACAGGGTATCCGAGCAAGTATCCCTTTTCTCCGTTATCAAGCGTTCTATAAAGAGGTCTTCCGTCGCTATCCTTGAGTTTTTCGATGATAGCAATCGCATCTTGGCTAAGATACCAAGCTGGTTTTGCATTCTCCTTATACTTGAGTGTTACTTTTCTAGTTGCGTCAATAAGGTTATCCGCAGTCAATGTTGCAGCATTACCAGAAGTAGTGATCACATTCACATTTTGAAGATTGCAGATACCCTTAATTTTTGAGTTTCCGCTAGCAGTTCCAGTTAACACTTCTTTATCAAGGAACATTGCAAACGCTTCCGCAAATTCTTCTTGAGCCTTTTCCCAAATTTCGTTTGCTTCTGCACTATCGGCGATGAGTTCATAAGTTGCAGAAAGAATTGCACCGATCTTTTTTGCAGTCAATTCTTTTCTTTCGTAAGCCCCCTTTGTATCTTGGTATGCTCCTGCTTCATCTACATAGAAGACTTGAAGCCCTGTTTTCCTGAGGATAAAGTATTTAGTATTAGAGTTCATTTTAGAGATAGTACAATCTTTCCATATTCCGTAATTTCCCATCAATCTCAATACTCCTTTTTCAAACTCAGGGTGAACAATATATCCACCATCTGCATCAGTTCCAGTGTTCATTGCCTTGATTGCAGAGTCATCTCCACCTCTGAGAGCAATCAATGCCCCTACAAAATCTTTTTTAGTCTGCTCAAGGTTTGCTTCAGCATTCCCAAATTTTGATTTTTCTACCAAGGTTTTGATCTGTTCCTTGATTTCTTTGATGTCTGTATTCTCAGACAAGTTTAATTCTTTGAGTTTTGCATCTACTGCTGCTTCTACTGCAGCAGGTACAGAGTCTTCCAAAGATTTCGCCAATACTTCAGCGATTTGTTTCATTTGTGCTTCGTTCATTTTTTACAAAATAAGAATAAAAATCAGATTTCCTTTTATGGTTTTAGCCTCATCTGACGGCTTTTTTGAACATTGCTAGACCTTCGTTCCCAGCCCTAACAATGCTCTGGAGAGTTTCCTTTGCGATGATATTAGCTTCATCTTTTTGCTTGGTATTGCCATCTACCACAGCTTGCAAGAGAGCTTTTACCTCGTGAATTTCCTCCAATATCTCAGCTTTGAAAGCTTCTAATTCAGATTTTTCTTCTTGTAAGATTCCTGCTTCAATTCCTTTTTTCATAAGCTGTTTTTGATCTAGACTAAGAGCATTCGGATTGCATGGAACTGCCACAAATGAGAGCTCCAAGAGTTCTGCACTTGTGATAATTCTGCGATTGTCCTCTTGTCTCTGCTTAGGTATAAAACCTACAGAAACCGTTTTTACCATCCCTTCATCATAGAGATCAGCCAACAATACTCCGAGTGGATTGCTCTTACTGAACACTCATTCAATAATCAATTTTCCATCTTCTACTCAAATTTTTGTAGCTTTACCTACGATATTTTCTATTTGATAATTGTGATTTGCGATTATGACAGGATTTTTCATATAATTTTCCCAGTCCCATCCAGCAACTTTGATTACTTCTCAGCTTCTATCAGTATCCTCAGTCGAAGCAACCACTCTGAATTTTCTATCAGAATCTTCTCCTTTTATTTCCAAAGAAGAAATCTGACTTTTGATTGCATTTGCTTGTTCCTCACCAATAGCTAGGAACTTTGCTTGTAATGTATTCATCATGCATAACGAGAATATAAAATTAGTAATTAGCTTGAGTATTCTTGAGCTTAATTTCTATTGCTTTTTTAGTCTTTACATCATAATGACCTTTGAATTTTACTGACTGTTTAGTGATATCATCAACGGTATAAGCAGGCGTCCAATCTGTAATCTGCACCTTACTTAAATCAATTTGCAAAGTATTATTATGTGAACCATTGATTGGGTGCTTGGTATCCTCAGCGATCATTCTGAAAGCTTTAGGTGTTCCATTGAGGAACAAATCCTTATAAGTGTTATTCTCAAAGATCATTTCCATACTACCTTCAATACTTACCCCTGCATTGATATAATCAATAGGATCGATACTTGATAGGCATTCAATATCTTTAATCTCCTTTTTGATTGATATCGTAACACTCTGGAGACAAATATTCTGAGCGGTATCAAGTTTTGCTATCGTATCAGCAAGATAGACCTTGAGCATATTCGCCACAAAACCTTGCTCGTCTTGATACTGTACAGTATGCGTGGCGGTTTCTCATTTTCTACTTCTGAGTTTGATACTCACAGTCAATTTCCCTCAAACTTCCGCATTAAAATCCATTGACTCAATAATTGCAAGAGGATAACTACTTGCCCCAAGTGGAGTACTTGTCCCAATCGTTAAGGTTGGATGCGTATTGCTCTCCAACAGAGTAAACAAATGCTCATAAGCTGGAGATTTAGCAGTTGTTGCTACTGCACCAAGTAGAGCTTTTAAGAAAAATCAAACTCCATTTGGATACACCTGACCACCAATCGTACCTTCCGCTCGTTGCTTAGTTACCTCAGAACCAATTGAGTCCATTAAAGTATCAACAACACCAGCCTCTGATTCTACATTCGCCTTATCAATGAAGGTATTATCAGTCCATGGCATCCAGTATGCAATATTTGCTTTTTGACCTCTTGTAGATTCTAATCCTACACCAACTCCTACTTTTTTCCCTGTAAAAATCGACATTATGATGTATTAAAAAAATAAAAATCTGAATTTATCCTTGTTTTATTATATTCAGCAGATAAATCAAAAAAATACTTCTCAAAGGGTCAATTTTGACCGTTTTTATTCTTTTTTGCTTAGTATTCTTCTTTTCCTCTCAACTCAAAACTCCACCTTAATCCGTTGTTTGATATTGAGGAGATAGTCAATAAGCTTTTCTTCTTCTTTGTAGCTTTGCAGGATAAGAAATTTCTCATTATCATCACAGTATCAATTCTGTTCGTAACGATCATTCTTTTCGCCTAGACTTGTTATTTGATCTAGGAGAGTGTTGATTTCTTTAGTAATCTCGTCTTGCAGTTGTTCTGCTTGATCCAATATAAGTTGTTCTCTCTTTTCAAGTTCTCCATTTTTCTCTTTCATTTCTTCAATTCTTGTCTCTAACATTATTATTGTCTCTTTTAGATGTTCTTTGTTTTGGCGAATTGCTTCACTCTCTCCTACCAATGATCTTCGCAAGGTTATTTTATCTTCCATTTTTTACTATCATAGAATAAATATATTTCCACTGATTCTCCAGCCACTATTTGCTTTTACCTTTATCTTAATTCCGTTATCTTTTCGCTCGGTTACTTGAGCCCAAGCTTCCTGCCCATTATAATCATTACATGCAAACTTATCCCCTACATATCCACATTGTGGAAAGAGTTGACCAATATTGATTTTTGAGATTTCGTTAATTGCACTTCTCCATCCTATATCTCCATCGGTGACTACCGCACTGTGACCACTGAGAGGAGCACTATACAAATTTCCTCCCATCACAATATAGTGCCAATCACCTCCCCATCGAGCGTCATCTACCACAGATTGCATATCTTGTTTAAGGCTCAGATAGTTACAGAGCCCTTGCTGATAACTCTCAATTCCTGCTTGCCCATTACTCGTTCCCCAAATTCTCTTCCCTACATTTTCAAAAAATCCATTAAATAAGATAAATCTCGGCTGAAACCAAGTATCAATTTCTTCTGTCATCGTCTTTCCAGAAACATCAAAACTCCAAGCTTCTTGCATTCTACTCATTGAGATTTGCTGCTTTTGGTATATTCCTCCAAAATACCCCCATAGTACTTTCCCATGACCACTCAGTGCTGAGTTGTTAGCCCACAAAAGTCCATCTTGATGCTGTGGAGTTTCTCCATAATTGTCGTAAAGTGTGGATTTTATTAGTCCCCTAAGTTCTAGCAAGTTTCCATTCCACTTGATGTAATTACTATTGTTCCCACCAAAGAGAAACTGTCCACTATCATTCATCATAAATCCACTATTGTGTTCTGGATTATAATTGCTTGAATTGATTTGCTTTTTTTCTCCATCAATGATAATTCCATTTTGTCCAACTCTTACCTTTTGTGCAAAATATCATTGATTCCCTGCTATTACTGGAGAACGGATTTCTGTACTCTCAATATGGGTTTCTTTAATGTATTCAGGCAAATGTACATTGATATTTGCCATTTCGTTCCTGAGTTCCTTGTAGATGCTTTCAGAGTCTCATTGATCGATCGCAAGGATTGATCTGGTTGGAGAGGTTCAGACTTTTAGTTCTTTTTTTCCTCCTTTTTTATGGATTATTCCTGTTACATAGAGTTGATCATCAAATCCTTTTTCCCAGTTGCTTATTGTGATTTTATCGTAAATTCAAATCTCTTTCGGTGTTGTAATACTCTCTACCTCTATATTAGGTCTTGCATTTTTCGAAAAAAAGGCACTTACCAAACTATCAATCGTCTCGACATGTTTTATTCTTGCATCATCTCGATACTTTACTCTTTTCCCATATTTTTTGATACTTTCCGCATCTTCATAGGTTTTTCTAATATTTCATGATCAAGGAATTTTATTGTCAAAGATGATTGAGTTGATGATACCATCTGCATTTTCTTTGTATGCAATTTTGTAAACATCTTCTCCGTAGATGAGCTGATATTCTTTCCCCTCTAGAATAATTTCAATGCCGCCATCTGGTCAGACTTTTATATTTTTTTCTATAGGCAAAAATTTATACAACAAGACATTAAAGGCACTGAGCCAATCTTTGTATTCAAAGCTATATTTTACCGTAATTCATGTTGCTGGAAGTTTTTTGAGATACAAAAGAGGATTTTCTGTTGATCTTCTGTATTGTTCAATAATATCTCTAAGAACATTTTCCAGTTTGTCATCATAATACCTGATATAGTCACCATTTTCAGCCCTTACAAAATCTCTTCTCAGATCATAGATGAGTGGAGAAATTTCCAGTATCGTTTTATTTTCATTCTTATTATACTGATATCCCTCAATAATCCCTGAATCGATCAGTTTTGCTTCATCTCGTAAGAGTGCTATTTTCCCCAATAACTCTTTATGAAATCCTGCAATCTGAATTTGATTTTTCCCTCAATAAGTTCGAGAATCCCAATGAATTTCTTCTATATTGGTATATACTTCTCCATTTCTATTGTTTATTTGGAGCATTCCTATTTAGTAGATAAAAAACTCTTTTACTCTGCAATATACCTTGTAGTAGCAAGATATTCCCTCGTATTCCTGATTTCAGCTTCTTGTCCTCATTCTTTAGAGAGCTTTTCAATCTTTGCATTTGCAAACTCTCTTTCTAATACAAGATTTTCAAAGATCTTTTTGCATCTTAATATCGTGTCGTAAAAATCAAGCCTATAAGCCTGAATTCTTATAGAGTTCGCACCTAAACCTGATCCTGAGTCTTTCCCAGATCCGTTCTGCTCCAAGACATAGACTTTGCCATTGAGAATATGATCAACTACGGCAACATGTCAGTACTTACCCTTACTCCTTATGATAATGTCACCTTGCATCAGGTTTTTCATTCCTTTTATTTTCTCTCGATTCGTAAAGAAGGGAGATTTTGGCATATCTTTAGCGTTCCCCAACGCTCCAATCTTCCCGAATTCTAGCCCTTCATCAATATACAGTTTAGCTAAGTCTGCACACTGAAATCAGTATGCACCATCGTAGTCAACTCTCTTTCCGCGTCGCTTTTGTACAAAGTTTTTGTAAGGTCTGTTTGCCATTTTTGATTAAAAATTCAAATAAAAACTGCTTTTTCTCCAAAGGGGTGCATTTCCACCCCTTTACTTTACCCCTCGTTTTTTCCTGAGCTTCTTTGCAAGTTCTGCAAAGTCTGCTTTGATTTCCTCATCTGCAAACTTATATCAATAACTGAGGAAGTCAGCTACCGCTTGTATTACCTTTTTTTGAGGATTCTGCTCTAGCGGTCTTGCATTCTGATAGTCATTTCTGAGGCTTTTTGCCAGCTCTTCCATCGCTTTCTGCTGATTCGGAAGTGATGACCGTGTAGAGCTTAATACTCCAAGCAAGGCATTCGCTGACTTTTCTTGTTCGATGTTTGTTTTTGCCTCCTCAATCTTTTTTTCTGCTTGCTTTCCGAGTGAGTCTTTAGGCAAGATTAGATAAAAGCTTGTATCGATTCCCTTTGCCAAGTACTTTTCTATGCTTTTTATATAGTACTCGTTGAAGTAACTATAGTAGTTATCATAGACTGATACCTCATACCCCCTATTCCATGTACTATAATGAGGCACAAAAGGAACAGGTTTACTAAGGTTTGTCCTATGCCCTCAGAACTTTAGATGCACATCTTCATCGACTACCGCATCTGCATAAGCATCACTAAATCGATCATCGTTATAAGTAAAACCGATCAGATGCCCTTTACTGAGTGCCTCTTTGAGCTTCTCAGATCCTCGATTAAGAGCAAAATAAACCACCTCAGGCTTGTCAAACTGCTTTCTACCTTCATTATTTCGCCACTTCACAGTAAAAATTGTCCCAAGCGAGCTAAATCGCCCATTCCCTGTGAATCCTCATTCTCTCTTGCAGTACTCCATTGCAGATTTAGCGAGTTTGTTCGACTCTTCCTCAGTTAGATCGAGTCTAAAGAGTCTGATAATCTGATTAACTGGTCAGAAGATTGTACATGCCATTCTTGTACTTGGATCCTTATCTTGATTAGATTTCGGATCCACTGGATTCTCTAGTTCTGGAATCGTAAAGTCCATTGTCTCTTCTCCAAATGCTCGCTCATCTCTCAGAATCTTAGCACCAGCAGGAGGCGCCAATTTTTTAAGCTTTTTTTTCTTCATTACTTGTTAAGGTAGTTATATAAAGCAACCAATCTGTCCTTCTCTTTACAAAGACGCTCAAGAAGTCTCAAGTTTTCGCTTCCTTGAGCTTTTATCTTGTCTATCTGTTCGCAGATTACTTCAATCTGCCTTTCTACCTTTTCCTTACTCTCCATCTTGTGTCTTATCAGGGATAAAGTCTGACTTTTCTTCTTTTTTTACCCCAACATCTCCAAAGAGATTAGTGTTGATCCACTTGGTAAGGATATTAAGCACAGGTATCGCAAGTCCTACTACAATAACCTGCTTATCTCACTCTAGTCCTCCAAGTGAGCTAATTAAAAACGCCACACCAGCATTAAAAACCTGCCAGCAGAGTGTTCTAAATGCTTTGTTTTGCCATAATTCTTTCATCTGTATTTCTTATTTAGAATATAAAACTATTTTTTTACCATATCCTTAATGTCGGTTACCTTAGAATCGATATTCCTTATCTTTTCCTCGATAATTTGTATATCTTTAATTGT